TTGTGATATGAGTCATTTTTCATTGTGTACTTTGCGACGTAGGAAGCGCTTGAGTAAGATACATTGCCAATAGTGCAATACCCGTGACCCCATATATGATCGAGATGGTCAGAATGGTACAGATAATTATTGCCTTCCTGACCGCTGACTTTTTTGTCTTTGAAATCAAGACCAAAAATAAGGGCGTGATAGTGAGGGCGGTTAGATTCGTCGCCGTACTCACCGCTTGCAAGATATCGGAATTCATCGTCGGACTCCTTTGTAAACCAATCAGGGTGTCTTATACGGGCTTGTCGGAGTTTTTTCCAGAAGAGGACCAAATGATGCTCAACGAGGGTTGCATGAGCATAGCCGAAAGTGAGCGCGTCATCAGAATAGGTAAGAGTCGCGAATATATTTTCTTCATGAGTCTTCGCCTCGAGGGAAGCCCTAACGGCCCATTGTCGCCGGGTTTCAAGGCGGCATCCAATGCATCGGCCGCATGGTACAATCGTATAAGCGTTTTTAACAAGCAGGTTGAGTGGTTCATAGCATGCCATATAGAAAGGGAGCCTTGCGGCCCCCCTCTCCTTTCAAGCGCGGATTCCGCCGCGCCATGGTACGATGTGATTTTTTGCCTTGACCTTCCGGCCCTTCCGGAAGGACTTTGAGTACTTTTTGCGGTTCACCCTTTTGCGGAACATTTTTTCCTTTCTACCATCTGCCAGTTGCGCCTGGTCGTTTTGATTTTACGGGGTGGAATTTGTCGGCAAGCCATTTACCGGCTTTTTCCGACCACGAATGAGTTTTGTCGTAGAACTCTTTGATGGGTTTTTGAATCTCGGCTCCGAACTTGCCATACTTGGCTTCGGATTCCTCGTTCTTTGCGGACCATCCTATGCGGTTTGTTTCCGCTTTTATTCGTTGTATAGTTGCCTCGATTTCTTGCAGTTGCATTTGTTTTTGTTGATTGGAAAGGTCCGATCCACGGACCTCGTTTTTCAGAACTTCAAGTCTTGAGATGTTAGCCATTCTTGAATAATCATTTCCGATTCTTGTGGACTCAGCTTGAGCGGAATTGGCTTCGGCCGAGGAGATAGCGGCTGTACCTTGGTTCCGTTGGAGTTCCACAGTCGAACGGGCAAGTGCAGCTTGCATGGCGGAATTCGAGATAGCAGGACCATCAATACTTGGTGCATTGAGGTTAGCACCTGGTGCTCCTTTGTTGAGGGATAGCAGCGGATTTAAACCCGCTGCGCGAAGGTCAGCGACTTCGCGTTGATGTGCCGTGTTTGCAAGGTCCACCTGCTGACGATTGGTGTCCCTTTGCTGGAAGATGTTGAATGCGGAAGACGCGAGTCCAGCACCCGCGCTGATAGCCGCAGGCCCCCACCAGGGGGCCGTTGCCGTTGCTGTGACCGGGTCCATTAGAAGCGACCCATGAGGCCGGGCGTGCTGTACGCCGGCATTTGGCGGGTGGTTTTGACGTTGAAGTACATATCCGCGAATATTTGCTTTTCGTCGGGCACGGCGATAACCCGATCCAGAGGCGGGTCGTCTTCGATGAAGGTGGCACCGAGTACCGGAGCCGTCGTGAACTCCGTTGCCAGATGCCAGGCATCAAGTGATGCCATGAGATTAGACCGGAAGCTCGCGTTTACTTCCGATTTGGCATAGCGATATTCAGCCCAGCGTTCCTGGTACCCGAATACGGTTGTATTGGCTTCTACGGCAGCAGATGCGTAAATTTCCTGTTGAAGAACCGCCTGCTCGCCCAGGTGCATTAGAGCAGGATGAGGGAAATCGAAGCGGGTCTGACGAGACCACATGCGGTCGATTCCCTGCTGATAAGTGATATCGCCCCTGACGTTGCAGATGCCCATTATCCATCCGTGTTCGACGAAGGATTTATGAAATCCGGCCTGGCCGCTTCCTTGAGCGTGAGCGGCAAGGTTTCCCTGTGGAGTTTGTCCGGGAGTTAGTGAGATAACGGCCGGGCTGCCGGAGGTCTGCTGAACGGCAGAGACATTGATGATTTTGGAAGAGCCACCGAGATATTCCGGACGTTGAAGGCGGAAATCTTCCGGGTTTTGGTGCCACGTTGCCTGCAGGTATTCCGTATATCGAGTCCCAGAGCGCGAATCGAGCTCGAGTATTTGCTGAAATGCAAAGGCTTGACGGAGTTGATTGATAGTTGCAGCGGTTGCGTTGGAAAGGTCCGCATAAAGACCGGATATACCGGACGGAACAATACCTACGATTTTGGCTCCGGTGGGGGCCGCTCCCGTAGGGGCTCCACCTACAGGGTCATTATAACTGCCGCTTGTCAGATAGAGGTGACCGTTATAGCCGCCATCGTTAGTAAAATTGGCGCCATACTGTTGAGTTCCATCCCAGTAGCCTAGGGATACCCCTGTTCCGAAGACAGGAGCTGAGGTTCCAATTGGAATGGTGACGGCTTCCCCTTTTTGCGGTTGAAGCAGACACGACGTAAAATAGTCGTAGCGCTTTCCACGCTTTAGAATATCCCGATAATCATCGGGATCGTCCGGACCGTCATCGGTGGTAAATACCACCGGATCCTGTAGGTTTTGGTCGCGGAACCACTCATTCCATATGAGATTGTAGGCGCGAAAGGGTCGCGAAGTAATGGAGGTTGCATTGGTGAAATTGATTGAAGTTGGGAGACAGAAATAGTCCCCGAGTGTATACGGGTCGAAGGCTATCGCTTCATCCTGAAGAACTGGAATAAGATATTCGACAGTATCGTCCGGGTCATCTTTTTGATTTGCGATGAAGTTGGGCCAGTGTTCCCAGAGAAGACGGTCCGGGACGAAGAAGAAGAACCAGTCGAAGAAGATATTATCCATGATTGGGTAGAAGAAGCTTTGAAGCCTTGCGAGATAGGTCACGGAGAGCGATACGACGTCTCCTGGCAGGACTTCCTCCAGAAAGCAGGGGATTAGCTCCGCTGCATCGAAGGTTGTTTTCCGGCCGCGAGAGCGGTCGAAGGTGGAGCGCTCCATAGGAGGAGCAGCGGTTCGTGAAAATGTATTTCCCATTACTGAACGCATGATAGTCACCTTTCGAAAGTGTTTAAGAATAATACGCTTTTAGGGGGGGGTGGGCAAGCGGTTTTTGTTGTAGACACACCCTCGGCCGTCCGAGAGTGTGTCAGTAGGTACCATTACATCAAGTAAAGGATGGTACCTACTTTCAATCGCCTTCCGGCTTTTTGGGTTTTTTGAATTCCGGATTTGCTTCCGGGTCGGCCTTTACGGCCGTAGGAGCCTCAGGAGGCTTTTCGGGCAGCAGCCCGAGTTTGATAGCTTCGGTCTCGTTTTCCGGGTTGTTGACCCATTCTACGAGGGTTCCGACGCTGTTTCCAAAGCGCCTTCGGAGTTTTGGGTCGAGACCCATGAACTGGGCCTTTGCCAAGGCGAGCATGTTGTGCATTTCTTGGAATCCGGGACCGGTGAAGTCCCCGAAACGGGGTTGTTTCCCGGTGGTTGGAAGGTATCCGGTTTTGAAGAACCGTTGAACCATGTTGTTGACGTCGGCATCCGCCGCCGGTTCCTGTTTGGCCCGAACCGGGCCCCAGTTTTTGTCTTTTTGTTCTTTTCCGCGCATCATGCTTGCGGCCCTCCTACGGAGGTTGACCTATTGGCCAGGGAAGAGACCGGTGAAATCATCACCGGGTCAGGGAATTCGACCAGGCGGCCGGTGTCTTCCATGAAGGATCCGTTCTGATAGAGAACGAAGTCATGGGGGAATTTTCCCAACATGGAGTTGGGGTTATCCGTAGCCATGATAATCTGACGCATGGCTTCCGGGACGTTCTTGGCAAAGAACGGATTCGCGAACGAATCATGTTTGATATCTTTGATTGAGAATATGTTGAGCATTTTTTTGTCTATCCTTTTTTTAGGTTCATCTAAGGGAATCTTTAAAAATCCATACCTTGATTTTGAATCTATCATTTTGATTCCCTTTTTTTCCGTGAATTAATTTCACGTATTTATAATATAACTATTTTATTGCGCGATGCAATACATTCCGTAATTATATTACGCTTTTTTTTGTTAGTTATTTTATTTATTTGAGCTTATAGCTCGTTGTTTTTGTGGGGGCCCCACTGCGTGGCCCCCACACCCCCCTGCTGCACGAAGAGAAGATTAAGATTAAAGCTTTGTTTTGCTGCCTTGTTTCAGCTGAGCCATTTTGATGATTTTTTTTACGTTGAGTTGTTTTTTTGAGAGTGTCTCGCTGTGAGGCAGCTTTTTTAAGCGTGTTTTTTTTATTGCGTGCATAAGTAGTTCATTTCCTTCGGAATAGATTCGGTCGAAATAGCGTAAGCTTTTCATTTTTTGACCGTTGATGAAGAGTTCATCTGAGGGATAGACGTCTGCATGATGTTTAAGCAGCCAGTTGAATCCAAGGCCTTTACGCCTGGACATGCGGAGGAACTGCCGTTCAACGCCGAGTGCGTCCCATAGCTCCTTGTGATATGAGTCATTTTTCATTGTGTACTTTGCGACGTAGGAAGCGCTTGAGTAAGATACATTGCCAATAGTGCAATACCCGTGACCCCATATATGATCGAGATGGTCAGAATGGTACA